ATAGGCATTCTCAACTTCCACGTCCTGACCGAAGTAGCGCAGAAGGAACGTGCCGAGGCCAACGGTGAAGGCCAGCACCTCATTCATCTTCCCCGCGTTGAACTCGAAGCCGGGAATGAGTTTCAGGCCATCAATTAGCTTCGATACTAGCACGGCGATAGCTATCACCATGCCGAGATAGAGCGCGATCTGCTCCACCGGAAGCGACGCAAAAAACTCTGCCATGATAATCTCCTATTCGTCTATACGTTGCTCGCCTAAGTAGGCGGCCACCCAGTTTGAACACTCACTATTGATTCCTAACCACAAGTATAATTGTACCTCCATCTCCCAAAACACGCCCCGCCACTCCCCGGCGGGCAGACTGCCCGTGATGGGATAATTTACCCCCGGCCCCGCCCGGATGTTCTGCGCCGGCAACGATGCGCCCGTGTAGCGATACTCGCGCCCATCCTTCCCTACCCATAACGCGCCAGGGTATAAGTCGCACGCCCTTCCCCGTCCCGCCAGGGGTGTCTGGAACTCCCACTCCGGGAGCGGCGTGATCATGGTCGGCGTCGGCCAGGGCGTGGCGGTCGGGAATGGAGTTGCTGTGTCCACTAGCCGCGCAGTCGCAGTAGGGGCGGGTATGTGTGTCTCAGTCGGGGCGGCGGTTGCTGGTGGCGGTAGTGTTGGGTAGGGTGGCGTCGGGTCACGGTCGCAGCTTTGCGCCAGCGCGCCTATTACCAGCATGATGAGTGCCCCGACGCTGCGTAGTACCCAGCCTCGCTCACGGCTATAAGTAGACTTGTGCGCAGCAAGGTCTTCCTCGACCGCCGTGATCCGCTCGCGGTTTTCCATTTGCCAGCCATCCTGCCGGGTTTGTGTATCCTCAATTCGGTCGAGGCGCGAAATCACCGCCTCGTGCTGCGTATCGAGTTTCGTCTCAAGCCGCACCAGCGTTGCCCCCAGTTCCGCCATCGCACCCCCCGGCTCTATCATGATGCGCCTTTGCGCCGCCGCGCCCGTTCTATCACCAGACTATCTCCTGCGCTTATTATAGCACATTAAGACGTGAGCAATATGCCCGCTGTCTCAAGCTGCGAGAGTAGCGTATTGAACTTGGTCGTGATGTCGGCCAGCGTCCCGTCTGCGTCTATAATGTGCGCCGCCTTCGTCATGGGTGCGGCCAGCTGCCAGCTTTGCGCCGTTGTGCCGGGCGAAATCGCTCCATCCGTCGCCAGAATCCAGATCGTGTCATGATAGACTGTTCCTTGTTTGACAGCGACAATCGTACCGCTCGCCAGCGTATCGGCGGCATCAGCATCATAGGAGCGATACCACGCCCCGGCCTGACAGACCCAGAGGCCATTCTGTGAAGCAGTGCTCTGCCCGGCAGCGAGCACTCTGTCCCCGGCTACAATGCTCACCCCGTCAATCGTCTCTATCCCGCTCAGGTCGAGGTTGGCGGTCGCCACCGCCACGACCGGGGTCTTCCAGGCATGGTGGCCGACCAGATTGATCTCCCAGTCCGTGCCGCCCGCATTCGCTACCGCCGCCCAGGGCGCACCTTCGTAGCCGGTCGCATCTAGCGTGCCCACAACTGAGCCACCATTGGCAATATAGAGTAGTCCCTCTGAGCCATTGAGCGCCGCACCCGTGCCGCCCAGCGCCAGCGTGACCGCTGACCCGATGGCGACGGTCAACGTCTCATCGCTCCCATTATTGTTTTCGGTAAGTGTTAGCGGCGACGTGGCGAGCAACTTCCCGTTCAGATAGCCAAGCGTCGTATCATTCGAGGAAACCTTGATCAGCCCGATATTCGTAAAGGCGTAATCCACGCCGCCCACCGTCACCTTCGCTACCGTATTCGTGAGTTGTAGCGTGGTATTGGCTGAAGTCAGCCGGAGATTATTCGCAGGTGAATCGAGGTAATCAGCACGCTGGCGCGGGTAGTGGGTACTGTCAGTCGCGTTGAACACGAACCCGCCGATGACGAACTCTGAGGAGGCCGCGTCCATTGGGAAGGCCAGCACCGTATCGCCCTCTGCCAGCGCCGCCCCGCCCGCGTGTAGAACGTGATGTGTTACCCCACCATCGCCGCGTCCGTATAAGTCTAGCCCAACCTCATTATCATCGTCGCCGGAGCCAAACGATAGCGACCGGACGGTTGCCAGTTGCGGCCCGTTCTCCACCAGTCGTTTATAGATGATAGCCTCCAGCCGCCGCCGCAGTTCGTCGGTATTCGCCATTACGTCAGACTCCCAGTCAGTTGAACCATGTGTGCCTGCGTCGTTTGCATCCGGCGCTCGATGTCTATTTGATGGCCGATCTCGTCAATATAGGCCAGCCCGCCCACGACCGGTTGCCCCTCCTGCTCCGGGTCGAGATCGACGTACACAAAACTCCCGACGTTTAGCGTATTGCCGAGACCGAAAAACGTCGCGTCAACGTCCCATGTCCGGTTAACCAGCGCGAGCAAGTCGTTCGCCCAGATGGCAGAAGTCGCGCCCCCCCCTGCATCATCCAGCAGATAGCCGGAATAATCCCGATTGACCAGCCGCCCCGCCGTGATCGTCCCTGCCGCCACGTTATAGGGATAAGCCCACAAGTTAGCATCGTCCACATAGCCCGCCAGGATTAGCCCATCCCACGCCTGCCCGCTCTCGTGATAGCCCGGATAATAGGTGATACTCCGGTTGCAGTAATCGGTAGTGAGCGGGTTCGTTGAATCCCAAATCGGATCGGGCGTACCCCACCACTCATCGGCGCGTACTGCCGGATGAGGGATGAAGTTCAGACTACCCGCGAAATCGCAGAAGGCGACCCCCAGGATAGATTCAACCGGGCTGCGAAGCATGTCGAATGCCGGGCCGAGGTCTACCGACATCGCCTGAATAACGCTGGCCGGGGTCACATCATCCCAGATGGTCACGTTAAAATACTGTGTGACCGGCGAGGTGCGCGCCATATAGGACGTTGACCGCGCCGGGCTGGGCGTCGTGTGGTAGTAGATCGGCGTGTTGCCCGATAGATAGTAGTTGTCTACCGTGAACAGGAGTGGCCGCTCCTGGTTGCTGATATTCGGGTCGAGCATGTAGAAGAAGAAGCCGTTGAGATAATCTGCCGGGCTGATCAAGTTGATGTGGCAGATTTTGTGCCCGTCCGGCCCGTCGGAATACGTCCAGTCTTTCACCATCAGCAGGCATAGATTGTTAGCTCGCTTGTACCCGCCAATCGTATACTCTAGCCCGTCATATACCGTCTCAATATGGATGAGCAGGAATTTGCCCTGTGCCAGCCCGGTCGCGCTATCGCCCGCCACCTCTACCGACCCCGACCAGCCGCGCGCGCTGTAGCCGCCCCGGATGTCTACCCTCCCGGCCGGCTTGGCCCACCCGTTCGTACTGCACGCGACCCGCGCGTCGCGCTGCCCCGTGCCATCATCATTCGTGCTGGCGCAGCGCACGACCACGACCGAATCCTCGCCGCCGGTTGGCATGACCGTACACGATGACCCCGCCGGGGTGATAATCGCGCTTCCACTGACCACGCTCCATGTCCAGGACGTAACTGCTGATCCGCTCAATTCGCGGTAGCTATCGCCTGCGTAGAGTACGACACTCTCGCCCGGTTTAACCAGGGAGTGGGGGGGGCTGATGAGCATTGTGGGGAAAGTGGTCGCCGTGATGTCCGTGTCCACCGTCGGGAACGCTGTCGAGAAATTCACCCCCAGATCGTCAAACAGCCAGAACTTGACCCGGCACTCGCGTACCGAGGCGTTCTTGAGATACCCGCGCTCCGCCGCCGTCAGCGTCATGCCGTCGTGCTCACTCGTGAAGCGGTGACAGAGACCCCAAAGACGTAAGTACCCTCGCGCTGCGCCCCACCGATTTGCAGGTTAGCGTATAGGCTCGACCAAGCGGTACTGCTATAGGTAGGCAGGGTGACCGCCACCCGCAGCCCGGCCAGCGCATCAATTCGAGTCAGCAGTTCAGTATAGGCCGCATCAGTCATCACGGCCCAACTGAGCGTATAGGATGAAAACGGCCCATAGATGAGCGTGTTACCTTGCACCCCATACACGTCCTGTCCGTTCCAGGTGACTACTGGGTCTTCCAGGCTTCCGAACGTGCCGCCCGCCACCGAAAAGTATCCCATGATTTACCTTCGCCTCGGAGCCGGTCCGACCACCCGCCCGCCGCCGGGGAGTACCTGCTCTAGTACCTGCGTAGCGGATTGTTGAGCTACGGCGCGGAACGCCTCGGTGATGTCGGTAATCCCACTCATGTTGATGTCTACAATCACTTTCCCCGAATGAACGGGGGCGCTACGCCCGCCCGCCCGTTCCTGTGTGTACTGGCCGCCGATACTGGTTGATCCGGCGTGCGTACTGCCGCCTGCGCCGCCCGCTGCTCCCCCCTTGAACCCGCCGGGCTGTATCCCGCCCGTTCCCTGAATCCCTTGCATCCCGGCGATATTGCCCGCTTCCGCCGCCGCCACTGCCGCCGCGAGTTGGGCGCTGGCGATCTTGCCGGAGACATAGAGTTTAACAATTCGCTCTAGCTCCGCTTCCATTGCAATCTCTTCCGGCGTCGCCAGCCCCAGCGCGACCCGCGCATTGAACAGGGTCGCCGGGTCGTTCGTGAGCGCCTGAATACGCCGGAAGACCGCCAGGGCGATGGCATTCTTATCTGCCCCGCCGCCCTCCGTCCGCACCCCGGCCAGCCCCTGCAACTGCGCCGTGCCGCCGCCGACTGCTTCCGCCAGATCGCCAAATAGCCCCTCGAATCCACCGCCGCCCACTGCTTCTTTAGCGGTGTCTACCAGTTCCTTTGTGCCCTCTGCCGTAATGAAGGCCGCCTCGCCTGCTTCTCTGAGTGCCCGCGCCGCCTCCCGTTCGCGGATCGCCAGCCGCCGCGCCGCGTCTTCGGCCTCGAATTGTTCAGCCCTGAGCTTCTCGAACTCACGGCGTACCGGCCCCAGATTGCCAAACCAGATCGTGGCTAACCCGACCTTTTGTAGTTTGGCGATATACTCGTCTAAGGTGGCTGAGGTTCGCGCGGCTTCGGCCTTATAATCCTTCTGCGCCTTACTAAGTAGCCGGGTGAGGTCTATCAGATCGTTCAGGTTAGTAACGGCAGGAGCTAAGCCCTCAGCTACTAACCCGCCCATACTGGCCTCAAGATCGCTAACTTCCGCGTTCAGCTGTTCAGTTTGTGAAGCCGCGTCCTCAGTTAAGCCCCCCATCTCGTCAAGCAGGAGATTGCCCTGCTCTAGCGCCATGTTAAGCGTAGCCCGCCGTTGTGCCGATGCCTCTGTCAGGCTCGCGTCCTCCCGCATGAGGCGATTCATCTCGGTTTGAATATCGGCCTGCTTGATGACAAGGCCGAGATTGTCCAGGATCATCGGGGAGGCGCGGCCAATACCAGTTACCAGATCATTAAGCGCCTGGGTCGCGTCTAGCCCCATCGTGCGGCCTAATGCAATAGCGACCTGAGTAAGATTCGCCATCTCCTCGGCATTGCTCACTACGCCGAGCCGTAGGGCACGAGACGAGGCCGCCATCATGTTCAGTTTGGGGATTGTGCCTAAACTTGCCTCGCCCAAAGCTTTCACATAGACATCGGCCTGTCCCTTTGTGAGCAAGTCAAGCGAAGTAGCAGCGCGCTCAGAGGCCGCCCCCAGTTCGTAAAGTCGCTCGGCAATCCGCGCCAGGCCGCCCGCAATCGCGGCGCTTACAAAGCCGGCAAAAACGGTGGTAAGATTCTTGGCCGCGCCGGTCAGCCCACGCAACTGTTGTTGCGCCCGGCCGGTAGCCGCCTCAATGACAATTCGTAGCCGCGACTCTGCCATCAGTTACCCCGAATGAAACGATAGCGGCGGATGACCGGCCCGCCGCGTGGCGTGGCGATCCCACTGCCGGAGATAATCGCGCTCACGGTATGCTCCGTGCCCGACACCTCCCGCAGGGCGAGCATCACCGCCGCCGCATCGCCCAAGATGCTCGTCTGCGTGCTGTCTGAATCGTCTGCCTCGACGTTAAACGAGCCAGAGTAATCCGTCCAGTCAATGTAGCGTATCGGGGCAGACATGCCCGCCCCGCGATGTTCCAGGACGACCCCGGCGTAGTCCAGCGTCCACCCCTGCGAAAAGTTGATGGTCGTGCCGTCCACCTGGACGCGGCCATTCTTTCCGGTGTAGCGTGCCATTGGCCGCCTCCCTTCGGGCTATTGTCCGGCCCAGGCTGGGGTCGCCGTCGCGTTCGCGTGGAGCTTGAACGTGGCCTGTCCCATCACCCGCTCCCCGCGCTGGACGCCGGTTGGCCCCCACTTGACGAGTGCCGAGTCCATTGAAAACTGAGTGAGACCGCTCCCCGTCCCGATAGGCCGCACGCGGATCATGCGCGGGTTGGTATTGTCACCGTCAATCCCACTTAGTACCGCATGATTGCCCGTCGTGCTAGTGTCATCATATTCATAGTCCACGATGACTTCGCTCATCAACTGCCCTGCCAGCGCCGCTTGCTCGTCGTCGCCCTCGGTGACGACTTTGGCATACTCGAAGTTGACCGTCGCCCCCACCACGAATGTGAAAGCGACTTCGGCGGAACTACTGTTCTCGACCATCACGACTAGCGATTTACCCTCGAACCTTGCCATTGTTCCCCCTTAGCTCTGTGCTGCCCAGGCCGGAGTCGTGGTCGTGTTGGCGTGGCTGGCAAAGGTCGCCTGCCCCATCACCCGCTCGCCCCGTTGTACCCCCGTCGGGCCATACTTGAGCAGCACGGCATCCATCGCATATTCGATCTTCGGTGCGCCCGTGCCAATCGGCTGCACCCGCACAAAGCGCGGCGTGGCGCTGCCAAAAATCCCGCTGAGTACCGCATCATTGCCCGTACTGCTCGTGCTGTCGTATTCATAATCTACAATCACTTCTGCCATCAGTTGACCCGACAGGTGTGATTGTTCGGCGTCGCCCTCGAACTGGACGGCGTTGTATTCGTCGTTCACAGTAGCCCCCGTGACGAAGGTCAGTGCCCCCTCGACCCCGTCCGAGTTTTCCACCATGACGACCAGCGATTTGCCTTCATAACGTGCCATTAGCTATTGCTCCTATCCGCCTGCGGGGCTATGATTATATTCTCGCCCCCTACAAAATCTTCCCATCTAAAGCGAAGTAGATTATCCTCACCCTCAAAAGCTACATAGACATAGATCGGGCTGTTATAGTGTGCATCAATGACGATGCGGGTAATAGGCCGCCCTTCTATGCCCAATACGGGTTTCAGTACCTCAATCAATTTCTGTCCAATAATGCGTGCCATCTGCTTTACTCCTCTATCCGATTAGAAATTCCCATGTGTGCGTGATTTTCGCCCCGGCCCACGACGCGCCAGCCCAATCGAATACCCCGAATTGGACGGGTGATAGAACGATGTCCTGATCTAGTTTCCCCCCTAGATCAGGGTCGGCGCGGATCGCATTAAAGTATGCTTCGAAGGCCGCGAACACGGCCTTTGGTATCTGCTGCGGGCGCTCTGTTTCCGGCTTCTGGACGATCAGCAGGAAGGCGGGGGTGAGTGTCATATCTCCCTGCCCCGCACTGACCGCCATGATACTAAAGCCCGGCGCACCGGCGGTATCTCCCAGGAGCGGCACGACGCACGGCATTTTCCGCACGACCTCGGTCACGCTGGGGATGCTGTCAATCCCGTATACCTTGACCTCAGTTAGATTCATATTGGCGTGCGCATGGAACGCATCGTAAATCCGCGTCGTCATGTGTAGCTCCGGTAGTTACTCAGAATGCGCTGCACGAGTTTCGGAATACCGCCTGATGGCAGCCACACCCCTTCTGCCGACGCCAGCGCCCGATCTTCGTCCCCGCCTGCTTCCTTCAGGTGATATTCCTGATGAACGAGCCGGTAAGTCGCCTCTTTGATGTCCGCCGGGGCGCTCGAATACGCGCCCCATACGGCGGATACTCGGATTGACCGAACGAACTTCGGGAAGTAGGCATAGCTCCCGTTCGGATTAGCCACCAGCAATCTGATAGGTGTCATGTCGAACCGCTGTCCATCTGAGACCCAGTAGTCGGTGGAGGCCGTCCAGCTATCCCACGTCACCCCGAAATCGTCGCTCGTTTCCAGCGTGCTGAGTGTCGTACACTCGTCTATGATCTGTTCGGTCGTCCCGCTCCCTGCAAAGTGGCGACTAGCTGCCGACTGCCCCGTATTCGAGAAGTAGCTATCATGCTTCCCTACCTGCCGATCTACCAGCCGCGAGGCATACGTGATTAACGTACCGATGAAAATGTCATCGTCGGCATCGGTACTCGGCACTCGCGCCCACGTTTTGAACTCGGCAGTCGTGATATAGTCAGCCATGATCCCGCCTTATGCGAACGTGACCTCTGTCGAGCAGTACGGATAATCATTCACCACCGTCACGACATACCACGTATCCGCGCCCCCAGCGTGCGTGATGTTGATGTCGTAATCGCCATCGCTCTCTGTCCAGACGAGCCATGCTTTAGAGGCCGTGAGGGTGACGATAACTGCCCCATCTGTGCCAATAGCAACCCCGCCGTCGGGAGCTGTGCCGGTGATCCCGTCGCCCGCCGCTGAATCGGACAGGTAGACCAGCACGAGCCGCGAGGAGGCGATAGCCGTACTCTTGACATCGTTCAGACTGCATAGAACGTTGATGGTATTCGAGCCTTCCGCGCCAATCGTGTAGGTCGGTGCGGCAGACAGGAGCGTCGGCCAGGTGGTAGCTGCCCCGTCTAGGCTATTCACCTCGGCGGCATTCGACGTGATGGCCGTCCCCGCCAGCTTCAGGCTCGCCCCCGATTCAATGTCAATATACGACCCGCTCTGTGCTGAGATGCGCCCGCCGCTGCCCAGTTTTAGGCCAATCGTGTCCAGAATATAGACCAGCGTTGTGCTCAGTGACATTTACACATCCTCCAATCGGATCAACTCCGGTTGCGTTACGTCCGGCCACAGAATGACCGGCTCATCTACTACGGCCATATGGCCGCAGACCAACCCCAGATCGCATTGCTGCTTGAATCCCTTCGCCTGACAATCGAGGGCGAATGTCCAATCATTGCTGGTGCGCCCATCCCAACGAAACGGGATCGCTTCCAGCGTCTGGCGCTCAATCGCTGTACAGCCCATCCCCAACCCGGCCACATCCTGCACCGTGCCCCAGTAGCGGGCGGGCGCGCCCTCGATGCTCGAAATGCTCAGCCCGCCTACCTCTTCTAATATGCGATACGCATTCCAGAGCGGCTTGCTGTCTCGCCAGGCGTATAGTCCATAGGCGACATCTGCGCCGCCGTCGAGCACTCGCATCAGGCGGGGAAAGGTATCCTGCGGGATCACCATATCATCCTCAATCGAGATGAAGGTGTCCCAGTTCCCCGCCAGGAACACTTCGCGCGCATGGATGTACTTGGCAATTACCGCCTCGCACCGGCTTATGCCAATCGCATTCGCGGTATAGAGGCTTAGGTAGTCAATCGTCACATTCTGATCAATATCCCGCCAGTAGGCCAGTGCCTCGGCGCGGCTCACCATCGGCTGGCCGTAGTGCCGCGCCATCAGGGTGACGATCAGAGCGCGTCTAGGCGGCAATTCTGATAACCTCCGCCCGGAAGCCCGTTGCCGGATCAGGCCAGAGTGCCGCCAGTCCATCGCCAGTCAGATGTCCGCAGACTACGCTCAGATCGGCCTTCTGGACAAAGCCGCTATCGGCGCAATCGAGCGCAAAGTCCCAATCGCAGCAGTGCCGCCCGGTACGGCGGAATGGTATGGCCTCCAGAACGTGCCGCCGGATCAACGTACAGAATAGACCACAACCAACGACCGTCATAATCCCGCCCCACAACTCCTGTCGCCTATCCGGGTATTCATCCAGGCTCACATGATGATCCTGCCCGCCCAGTTCCAAGACTGCCGACCAGTGATGAGGAGAGTTGCGCCATACAGTCAGGCCATAGGCAACATCGCAGTCAAGCGCGGCCAGCCGGGAATAGGCATCGGGCGGCACAACTATATCATCCTCGACTGTCATCAGCGCCTCATAGCCGCCATCCAGCGCCAGTTGTTGCCCGTACTGGTATTTACGGGTGATGTTCTCATAAGGCTCGGCGTTCGGATCGTCGCCCCAGGCTAACTCCACGTCCAGCCCGCCCGCCTGTGCCAGCGCCGCGATAGAGTCGAGCGAGGCCGGGAAACTGCGCGAGCGGGGTACAAAGAGCAGCGTTCTCATGGTTGCCTCAGTGCCGCGTCGAAATACTTTTTCATCGTCTTATCTGCCTTCGCCGTTTCCTCTTCGGCTACCCCTTGAATCGTCGGCCAGCCTGTCAGTGCATGATAAGGATGCTGGCTATCTTTGTCCTGGACGAGCGGGCCATAGGTAACATTATTCCCAACTATGGCACTCATCCCCCCATCTCGGAATTCTACCGTCCACTTGCTGCCTAGTTTCTCCGATCCGGGCGAGGAACCGCGCCGATAGGGAACCTCAATCTCGCCCGCCCGCAATGCCGCGAAAAAGGCCAGCCGCTCAGTATCGTTACGCCAGATCGCCGGGCCACGTCGCACAGGCGGGTAGGTCGCAATCGCCTTTTTGACGTTTGCCGCTACCTCCGCAATCGCCGCCCTGACGAGCCGGACACTGCCGACCCGTTGTAACTTGGCGAGGAGTTGTGGTAGTCCCTCAATCCTGACGGCGGTCACGATTCCACTTCCATACCAGCCTTAGCCTTTTCCCCCACTGCTCGGCAATCTCAGCACAGTCATGAGATTCGCCGTTAATCCTCGCCTCTTCCAGACAGGTATATTCCTCCCGGCGAACATGCGGATCATTCGGTTTCCACCAATACAGCACATAGGTTCCCTCTATCCTGACAATCGTCATGCCTGTGGCTCCGTTACTTGGGCGGTGAGCCAGCAACGGCATCTAGGGTGGGCCGGGGGCGGTACGTTCCACCCCTGCCCGCGCGGACGTTGATTAAGCGGGCTGCAAATCGGGCATACTAGCTCATCATGATTCGTCTGCCATACTTCGACCGATTGTAGCCCCAATACCCGCAATTCCTCTCCGAATGCCAATTCTCCCTGCACGCTCGCCCGCGTTGTCTCTGTGACCGCTATCATCTCTGCTCGCACCGGGCCAAAAAGCTGAGAGATACTTGCTTCCAAATCGCCCAACGTGCGCCGGTCTGTGAAAAATCCTTCTACCTGCTGTCGCAACGCATCGCGGGTCGTGTTAGTGATCCCCTTGACCAGTTCATAGCTGTATTCCCGCGCCCATTCTGCTGCACGCGCATTGATCAGTCCCCAGTCCACCCCGACGCCACTGCTCACCATCAGCTGCCCTATCTGCCCCCGGAATATCGCTTCCAACTCCGGCTGTAGAATGCCCTGGATGTCTGCCCCCAGCGCCTCCCACAATTCCGGTGTGATGTTCTCGAATTTCGGCGGGTTGCCCAGCATGTCCAGCACCTGCCGGACTTGCTCCTGTCCAAGTCGCCCCAGCTTGCGGGCAAGCCGCCGCTCGATTTCGTCCCGCCCCGCCAGTTCCACTACGGATACCCCTTCCAGGCCACTGCATTCGCAAAGACCCCGTGTACCTGATGCGTCGTGCTGGTCGCTTCGAGCGCCCCGGTAATTGCCGCTTTAAGTGCAGGCGGAACCATGTCAGTATCAAACACGCACGCCCCGCTGCCCTTCGCCCTGACCCGTTTCATAGCCTTGCGCTCCCACTTTTCCAGTTCCGCCTTGACTGCCTCCTCTTCCGGCGATTCCTCGTCGGGCTGCTTCGGCTCCGGCGGCTTCGGCGGGGAGGGCGGCTCGCCGCCATTGCCCGCGTTGAACTGGAACGCGGGCGGGGTGACACCTACCCCCTCGACCAACTTGTCATCCCGTTCGTCCCCCAGCGGTGGCAGATCGTAGTACCGCTCTCGCGCTTCCTTGACCGTTATCACCTTGAACGCGGTGGACTGCTCCTGCAACTCAATCATCCGGTCGGATACCCGCACGTCATCAAACTCTGCCTGCAGGTTGTCGCCATAGCTGGGCAGGATGTCATTAGTCATCTTTTCCGATGCCGCCTGATGTGCGGGCCAGATGGTCATCTCCATAAACGTCGCCTTGCCCGCCACGCTATTCGCCTCGGTCGCGTTGATCGCCAGCATGGAAGATAGCCCCGGCGCGAAAGCCGCGAATATCTCTTCTTTGTTGAAGGTGCGCCCGGACAAAAATTCCATATCCTTTTGCGTCAATCCAAATTGCAGCCACTGGACGCCGCCCTTGCCCACATTGCGGAGCATCATCATCCGCCGTTGCGTGCCGCCCTGCTCGCGCTCGAAGTCGGCTTTCATTCGATCCCAGGTCGTGTCATCTATTGCATCAGCAAAGCCCAGCGCACCGGCGGGCTTGGCATTCTGCTTGTCGAAGTAGCGCGTATTCCATTTCTGCATCGCTAGATCGCCCACCGCCACCGTGCCTAGCGTCTCAATCGGTGACAATCCAACAAAACTATTGGTAGGGTGGAACCGCTTAAAATGAACGATCTCCCACGTCTCTAGCGGAATCCCTGGCACGCCATTGCCCGGATCATAGAGATAGCCCCGCAGGTACATCCTACCATCTGGCACGGGCTTGATCTGGTAGGGCGGGATGTGCCACAGCTCGGCGGGGGCGGCAGTCTTATTCGCCCGGTTAAGCCACCAGTAGCAGTTACCCGTCAGCGCCCGATAGCCGAACGTAGCCTCCAGGAACTCGAAACGTGATTGAAGCGGGTTCGGATGATTAAGTAGCAGTTCAAACGGGTGATTGGTAATCTCAGTCGTCTTCTCATTCTGTAGCGTCTTGACCGCCAATCGTGTCCCTGCCGCCGTCTGCGCCACAATCGTCACCGCGATATGCACCCAGGAGAGGCGCTGGTAGAGTTCAGCCTGATTACGGACGATGCTGTAATCGGGAATCTCGGCGCTCCATTCCGACAGCCCCGCCCGCAGGAAGCCAGGCGCTGGAATGCCCGCCGCCTTCGTGTACCCCAACCGCGCCGCTATCCTGTCAAGCCACATGTACGCCTACCATTCGTTATTCCGCGTGTAGCCGAGTTTCACCAGCCAGCCCGGATCGTGCGCCTTGAAACAATCCTTGACGCGTGGGGTAAAGGCCGCGCGCCAGTCGCCTATCGCGCCCTTGCGAAACGTGGGCGACTTCTTCGTGTGCCGCCCGGCCTGCGCCATTTCGCGCCCTACCGCCCGGATGTTCTGCGGCGGTGTTTCCCCCGCGACCGTATAGGCATAACGCGCCAGCGCCATCGCCCACTGCCGGGGGTGTTCTACCATCTGCTCGAAGCGCAACGGTAACACCCACTGCTCGGTGAGCCACCCGGCGTAAAACTCCCATCGCTCGAAGATGCCGGGATACTGCGCCACACCCTCAATACAACCGATCAGCACATCCTCGAAGCTGCCCCGCGCCCGGTATAATTCTTTGTCCGGGTGCTTGAGCTTTTCATCATCCGTGCTGCACACATGATGAGCGTGGCTCACTACCACGTCGCGTAGATCACGCATAAGGAACGCGACCCCGATCCCCATCTTAAAGAACAATTGCCCTAGTGCGGGCGACCAGCCCATGTGCCCCTTCAGGTAGTAGCCGGGGCGGATGCTCTTCAGCGCCCGTTCAATCAATTCCACATTGACTGACTCGCACGTCCAGCCGCCGCCGCCCATTGTCCCAAACCAATTCCCGACCCGGCTGTACTCTGGGGTCAGGATGGCCTCTGCCCACAGGCCGGCCAGGTGCAGCCCCGACTTCGGAAAGCCGCACAGATAGAGCCGCGCCGTGAGCGCCACCTACTTCCCCAGCAGGGGCGGCGCATACACTCCTACTACGCTCGCCAGTGGACGTTGTGTCATGGGTACTCCGTTATGGATCGGCGAGTTCATCAATACTGCCTTGCCGTTCAGGTTCCTGACCATCGTCGTTGTGCCGCCGCCGTCGAGTGCCATCGCCGTCCATCCGCCGTGCGCCAGGATGATTTGCGCCAGTTCGTAATAGCTCACCCCATACGAGTGCCATGCCTGCCGCCCGTCCATCACGACCAGCAGCAGGGTCTTCCCGTCCTGACTGAGTGCGACTGCCGTCCGGGGATGCCAATTCGTGTCATCTGCCACTAGCACCTGCCCGTCGCGGATCAGCATTCTCTGTCCCATGACAGCATAGATAGTTTGCCGGGGCGATAGTGGCGGTGTATCAAAATAGACTTTACCCAGATCATCAATGTACAGGTTAATTTGGGGGCCATCGGGGTGATAGACTACCCCGCCACTTACAGCAAGGTCGCCAAAATTGACGCCATCCCCAGAGTGCGGGTAATAATCGCCACTCCCGCCGCCCTTATCCCACCAGGGCTGACAACAATCCCCGTTGATGGCAACCGACAGCCCATAGAGTTCCAGCGCCTCTCCGGTCGTCCGCGCGGTCGTGTCGTATCCCGATACAGGCGTACCCGGTGAGACAAACAGCCGCAGCCCCGGTGTGTCGAGCCGGATATATAGAATTTGCCCTCGAATGATGCGCGGCGTGCCCGTGACGTAGAACTCCTGAGCCACTCCCTGAAAAAGCGGGTTAAGGATAGGAGCCTGAACACTGGCCGTCAGCGCCAGCAATAGCACAATCGCTGATAAGATACGTCTCATCATACCCTCCTCAGCCACGCCATCTGCGCGGGCGAGAGTGCGGTGTTCCACAGCAGGAGGGGGCCGATGTAGCCGCTCCACACATTGGACGGCGTGATATTGGTTGCGCCTATAACCGCATTGCTAGTTGATAATGATCCAGCCCAGACACCAAGCGTTGCCGATGTGCCCACTATAGCCCCGGATTCATAGGCCGTTACACGCTCTCCCGATTTAGTCCATGTAAATCCAAGCCACATCCACCGAGTCAAGGCCCCCGAAAGCCAAGTAACAGAATCGCCAACACCCCCAGCTAGATACCCGAAGTTTAGGGTGTTATTAGCTACCGTGCGCGCTATATAGAGCTGATTATTACCGTCAACACGAAATCGGTAGATATATCGTTCCGTTCCATCTGTCCACACCCCCGCTGCGCTGACCTTCGCCGGGGCAATGATTGTCCCTTCCGCGCCGCTGAATGCCTTGACCAGCCCACTCGTATAGAGATTGCAGTAGCCCGCCGTCCCATCATCCAACCATGACGTGCGCCCGTCGCCGATGCCCGCCTGTCCCAGCGTGACCCCGGTGTACGTCCCGGTCAGCACGCCCATCACCGATACGTCGTCGAAATAGGCGATGCCGGTGTCCGTGCTGGGACACATGAGGTCGAGGCGCACGCTCACGCAGGCGGCGGGCGTGGTAAATGAGACCGTCACCAGCGTATAGGTCGTGCCCGTGATCCCGGTCGCGGTCGCGGCGATGATGTTGGCGGCATTGGTGACATCGTAGACCAGATAGCGCCCGCCATACGTGCCATCCCCGCGCGTCCACATATACAGCGTGTGAATACTCTCCGGTCTGACGGCGATGGTCTGCGCCAGCTTGGTGTTGGCCGTCGCGCCTGCCGTCAGTTTGGCGGCGTGGCTCCCGCCGTGAACCAGCGTGCCCTCGTCGGCAATCGCGCCGTCGCCCGCCGTCTCAGCCCATGTCCCGAACACGTCCGCGCCGCCCGCCCCCGCCGTCTCGAAATTGCCGTTGGTCAGGAACTCGACGGGGTTGGCGAGGCCGCGCGCCAGCGTGCCGGAGGCGTCGCCGCCGGGGATACACAGGATGAGATTCGAGGGCGCGACCGACATCGCGCGCTCAACGAACCAGCGTTGCCGCAGCAGAAGGGGTGCGAGCATACCCACCTCAGAACTCAATATAGTGGAGAATGCAGCCGCCCGTCCCCGTGCCGCCCGATGTCACCGTTAGTACGGGTACACCGGAGATCACCGGGTAAGCTGCCGCCCCCAGCGCCGCGCCGGTATTGTCATACTCAGCCTCGCGTACCGGATACCATGCGTCGTCATTGGCGTTGGTCAGCGTGAGGAGAGTTTTGTCTACCCCGCTCGCCGTGCGGGTCACGGATAGCACTGCGTCCACCCCATCTGAAAACGTGCCATCAATCCACTCGACAGCATACAGCAGCCCGTGAATAGCCCGCTCGCCCGTCTTCGTCAGGTTCCCAGCGACGGCAGTCCCCTGTAGCGACATGTCCCGTAGTTGCATTATTCCTCCTGCCCATCCTTGTCAAGAATATCCTCAATAGCATCGGCGCAATCTTGCCGTATGCGCCCAAAATTACGCAGATAGCCGGTCCATTCTGGCAGTAAACTCGCAGGAAGTAGAACGTTATAGCGATCTATAATCCGGTCAAGGTCATCCGCTTCCAGCCGCCACTCAGCTATCTTTTCCCTGAGCTCGTGCTTGATTGATGGCATCATTAGAACCCTCCGGGGGCGGCACTATCCCGCCCCCTGAGTGCTATTTCCGCTTCCGTTTAGGTGCTTCCGGCTCCTCATCTTCCACCAACTCGCCCAGCCAGGCCGGAACTTCCTCGACCTCCGGCTCTGGCCCCGGGGCGGACGGCTTTTCAGCCTCGCCATCTGCCGCCTCCGCCCAGCCGCCCTCGATCAACTCGTGGGCATCCGCATCCGGCAGGTCGCGCACCTCACCGGCTACTGCACCAAGCCACATATGAGCTTCCAGAAATCTAACGAGCATGGTATCTCCTTTAGGTCAGCGCCGTGCCGCCGCTTGTCCCTTCGTAGTTAACGACATAGGATTGATCAGCCGTCCCGCCGCTTACGCCGTCGCCCGCCGTAGCGATGCCGATGCGGTTGTTGGCAACTAGGCAATCGGCGCTAGTGCTGATTCCAAGCGTGAGAATCCCGGCCTCCGTCCCGCCAAAAGCGACATTCTCCCAAATCATGTTGTCGGTGATCACGCCCCCATAACCGGCATAGTTGATGGCGGCTGCTACTGTCGTATTGCCGCCCGTCATCATCACGTTCCGGCAGATGTTATTACGGGTACTCCCCCCTGCCGTAAGTGCGACGAATGCCGCCACATTATTGTTTGTGCCACTCATCGCGCCGGGGCTGTAGTTAGTGAAGTAGTTATCAAAGATAGAGCAGTGCGAACACGCTCCTGTCCCGACCACCCCGTAGTTGTTACTGGAAGCCGTTGCTGCAATGCCAAAGAAGTTGTCATGAATCACCGCGTGCCAGCGCGTGCTGCTCAGAGTGATGATGTCGCTCCCTTCCTCGCCCTTAAAGAACAGCCCGGCAATCTCCACACAGTCGCCCGTGACCGTGATACAGGCGGTCGCGTTCGTGTTCTGGTGGACGCGCGCCGCATTGGTCGGGAAGCCGCCACTACCGAGTCCGGCGGGGCAGATCAAATGCACCGCCTTCTTGGTCATGGTCAGCGCCGCCGTGATGTCATAATCCGAGGAATCCGGCATGACAATCACATAGTCGTTGCGATTAGCGACCGTCGCGTCAAGCGCCGATTGGATGGTCGTATGAACCGCGACGGAGCCATCTGCATAACTCTGTGCATAGTTCGCCTGCACGAAGTTGTAGACGTGCGAGTTGGCCGCCTGCACCACGTAGTAGATGTTCCCGGCTCCCAGCATTAGCGCGGCCATCCCGCCCGCCAGATCGGGCATGGTCGCGTTCCCGCTTTTCATATTGTATAGCTTGCTCATGTTACATCCTCCGGGGTCGGCGGGGGCGGGTTTCGGCGAACGACCGATACCCCCCCCCCCCGTACCCCCCCAACCCCCCCCCCAAACCCGCCGCTCGATCTCCGCCGAGACCCGCTCCGTATAGTGAGGCGTCACGCCGCGTCTTCCTCTTGCCCCCTCGCCCCTTGAGGGAGAGGGTCGGGGTGAGGGGCGTCCATGCCTTGCCGTTCCCGGACCAGCCGCAGC